GCGGGCGTATTTGACGATCCCGCTGCCGGCCTTGATGGCCGCGGTCGCGCCCTCGACGGTGCCGCTAATCGAGTTGACCAGGCGGCCGGTGTCGGAGGCAGGTGCCTCGCCGGGTGCCGATGCCGTGTGGGTGACGGTGCGGCGCTGGTAGACCCGGCCGGACTTCTGGCCGTTCAGGATGGAACGCTTCGCCTCACCCTCGACCTTCTTGGCGACCGCGAACAGCCCCTTGTTCAGCTCCTCGGCAATCGCCTTTCTCGCGACTCCTGTGGCCCGGTTGATGCGGTCCATGCCGTCAATCTGAACCGTGATCTCCACCTACTGCTCCCGCACCTGAATCTTGATCGTCCGCTGGTCGATCAACCCACCCGCGGTGGTGACCTGGCAGACGACCTCATAGTCGAGGTTGGCGATGCCGCCGGAGAGCCAGATCGTGGCAGTCGTGGTCGTGGCGCTGGTCGCGTAGTTCGTGAGCCCGAGGGGGACGGTCCACGCGACCGCCGAAATGGTGTCGCCGTCGAGAAACGCCGACCAGTCGACCGTGTAGTCCTTGCGGGCCGAGGGGTCCTTGACGAAGGTGTTGCTCATGCTGCGACCTGGTACATCCTGTTCTCGGCGGTGACGGTGAGCGTGCGGGTTTCCCCGGCCACGAAGGCCGTGCGGTTCTCGTTGGCCGGGGTGAGTACTCGGGCGTCGGCGGCTAGCGAGAGCGTCCGCTTCTCGGGCGGGACGATGAAGACGTTCTCACCCGAAGCGAGCAGCGACAGGCCCGTGGCGGCGGGCGCGTCGTCCGATTCGCCGCTGGCTCCCGAACCGCTCACCGTCCCTACGGTCGTAGCGGTTCCTGAACCGGTGTCGTCGGCTCCCTGGATGGAACCCTGGCCGGTGATGCGCAGCGTGCCGTAGGCGGCTGACGTGTCGCCCGTCTCGCTCGACGACGCGGTGCCGGTGAGCGTGAGGATCCCTGTCGCAGAGGCGGTGTCGTTCGCTTCCGTGGCGGACGCGGCTGCTGTGAAGGTCTGCGCGCCGGAGGCGGCGGATGAGTCGGTGCTCTCCGTGACCGCGCCGGACCCGGTGAATGTCTCGTTGCCCGAAGCGCTCGCGGTGTCCGCCGCTTCGGGAATAACTGCCCCGCCGGTCAGGACCAGGTGCCCTGTGCCGGAGGACGCATCTTCCGCTTCGGTGATGACCGCTGACCCGGTGATCGTCAGTGTCCCGGTGGAGGAACTGCTGTCGTCCGCTTCCTGAAGTGCGGCGGTGCCGCTGGTGCTCGGGGCGCTGGCCGTTCCGCCGCCCGACGAGGCGTCCACGTCCTCGGTGGCTGATGCGGTGCCGGTGAACGTCTGGGTGCCGCCCGCCACTGCCGTGTCGTCCGCCTCCGTGGAAGCGCCGCCGCCACGAATCCCTGCGAGGCCTGCTGAAGCAGCGCCGTCGTCGGTTTCTGTAACGGACCCGGAACCGGTGATCGTCTCCGTCCCCGTGCCGGATGAGCTGTCGTGTGCTTCGCTGGCCGCGGACGAACCTCTGATGCCCGCCGTCCCGGTGGCCGTGGTGGTGTCATCGGCCTCTGCAAGTGGGGCCGTGCCGGGAATGGTCTCCAAGCCCGTCCCGGAGGGGGTGTCACCCGCCTCCGTGGCGGCGACGGTCCCGGTGAACGCCTCCGTACCGCCGGCCGATGACGTGTCGTCGATCTCGATCGAGGCAGCCGTGCCCCGGATCCCCGCGAGTCCACTTCCCGATGCCGTGTCGCCGGTCTCCGTCGGGGCTGAACCGCCGGTATTGGTCTGCGTTGCGGCCGCCGAGGCCGCGTCCCCCGTCTCGGCGACGGCGGCGGAGCCGGAAATGCCGTTGCCGTCCGTTGCACCGACCTCCGCCTCGCCGACCAGGCTTAGCGCGGACCCGACGACCAGGCCGGCCATGCTAGATCAGCTCCAGCGTCGCGTACTCCGTGACGATTTCGTTGGCGGCGTTCGACACGCTCATGGTGATCGTGACCGCCAGCACGCGATTCGCCGCGTCCGAGTCGACCGCCGCCGCGCCGCCGACGGGGGCGAGGAAGTGTCCCGCGTTGTTGATGTCGCCGAGTCCGGTGGTCGGCGCGGTCTTCGCGCCCACCAGGTTGATGTTCACCATCCCGCTCAGCGCCTGGTCGTTGTCGGCCTGCGCCGTGAGGGTGAAGTCGACGCTCCACGGGCCGCGGTCGGTGTCCGCCGAGGCGGCAGAGGTCACGTCGCTGAACATGGTCGTGCCCCCGTAGGAGATGACCACCGTCAGGGTGGGGCCGCCGCTGTTGAGCAGGTAGTTCCCGCCGATGCGGCAGCGGAGCTGGCGGCCCGCCAGGAACAGTCCGCTCGGGATCGTCACGCCGGAGTTCGCCTTGTCCAGCACGTGGACGGCGCTGGTCGTGGTGTTGGTGGTTTCGGCCGTCGTCGTCCGGTAGACGCAGATGGGGCCGTTCTCCCGCGTCACGCGCATGTCGGTGACCTGCGAGGTGGCGACGGCGGTGTCGTTCGCCGGCACGTACACGGCGGCGATCACCACGTCGTTTGCGGTCCGGGCGGGCGGCTTCGGGGCGGCGGCGGCGGTGCCGGCCCGGACGGCGAGCGCGCCGGAGCTGTTCACCACGATCAGGTCGATGCGCGGGTTGGTCGCGTCGGCCGTCGAGACGGTCACGTCCGCGGCGGCGACCGCCTTGAGCACCCCGGCGGTCAATACCGCGCCCTTGGCCACGGCCGGCGTCATGTCGGCGCCGCCGGTGACCTCCAGACCGGAGAGGACGCAGTTCCTGCCGCTAACGCCCTCGACGAGGACCTCCAGGTACTCCTGGAACAGGATGCTCTGGATGTCGCTGTCGCCCTCGCCCTTGTCGGGAATCGTCCACACCGGTCAGTTCCCGGCGGTGATCGTGAGGCTGGAGACGGAGACCTGGGCACCGGACACGATGCTCGTCGTGTTCAGGTTCAGGTCGGACCCCGAGGTGCCCACCGACCCGTCCACCTGACGAGTGCCGCCGGAGGTAGTCAGGGTGAACCACGCCGCCGTACCCGTGTTGTCGGCCGACGAGTCCGCGGTGATCGAGTTGGCGGTGAGGACGCCGGACGCCGCGCCCGCCGCGAACGTGGAGCTGAGGGCGAGTTCGGCGAGCAGGGTGTTGCCGGAGAGCGAAGCATCGGGACTCGCGGGCTGCGTGCCGGAGTAGATGCGGAGCAGGCCGGACGAGCCGATGTCGGTGGTGATGCGGTCGAGGCGGGCGTTCTTGAGGGAGGCTTTGTACTTCAGGTTGCTGGGCATTTACACCTCCACTTCGATGGCCGCGCCGGCGGCGAGTTGTTTGGGGAGCGCGGCGATTTTGATTTCGCTGGGCACGCCATACCGGCCCCTCAGCACACCGACGACTTTCGAGACGAGATCCTCCGGGGTCGCGGCCTGGTGGTTCTTCGTGTACCCGCCCGGATAGACGAGCTTCACCATGAGGTGCTCGCTTTCAGCGGGGATGGGTTCGCCGTTGTCGAGCACGAGGTCGCCCTTCTCGTCGCGCACGAAAAGGCCATCGTTCTCCCCCACGGCCGACTCGAACGTGATCGAGTACTTCCCGGTGGCGAGGCCGGCGGCGGGCGCTGCCAGACCGGGGGCGAGCGCGACCCCCGTGGCGGCAATACTGGTCTTCTTCGCGGTGTCTTTGGTCATGGTTCCTCCTATTGCTGTTCCAGTGCCCGGATCACGAGGAATTCATTCGCCTCGTTCTGGTTGAGCACTTCCTTGATCTCGAACACGCGGCTCCCGAATAGGAACCGCTTCTTGGTAGTCACCCCACTGCGGTAGCGGATCGTCACCTTGTGACTGACGGGCGTCTGCACCTGGTGGGCCTGGTAGCGCTCGTACCCCTTGACCGGGTCGATGGCCGCCCAAAGTGTTGCAGCGGTAACCCAGGCCTCGGTGAACCCGCCCTGGCCGTCGGGGGTCTGCGTGACCGCCTGCAACTCGACCCGGCGGTTCAACTTCGCGGGGAGGAAGTCGACGCACGACTTACCCACGCGAGAGCGCGTCCAGGACGCGGTAGGGGCGGAGCAGCCGCTGGCAGTTCTCGGGCATGTCGCAGACGATCCGGCCGTCGTACATGGTCTGGGCGTGCATCAGGATGCCGGTGCGGATCGACTGCGGGACGGCCGAGGCGGCGTCTCCGTACCCCGCGACGTAGGTGATTGCGCAGGCGGCGACAGGCCGGAGGTTTGAGGGCCAGGTCGCGCCGGAGGCGAGCACGAACCGGTTGCCGTCGGCGTTCAGGGAGTAGTTCGACGCGGCGAAGGTGCCCGGCGCGTTGTCGAGGTCGTAGGTCACGACGGAGGTGATCGAGCTAACCGGTGCGCGCGGCAGTTCGACGACCGTCGGCAGCCCGCCGTAGATCGCGCTGACCGGGAGGTCGTACACGCCCTCGGAGAGGTGCACGCCGCAGCCGTCGAGGTCGAGGGTCAGGCGGACCGTCTGGCTGATGAGGGCGCGGCGGAGGTACTGCTCGGCCGCCTCCCGCGCCGCGGCGACGAGCGAGGTGAGGAGGGCGTCCTCGTCCGCGGCGTCAATCTTCGCCCACGCCTTCACCTCGTCGAGCGTGACCGGCTCGACGGCCGGGCCGGTGACGAGGGCGACGGTGCGGCGCATCAGGTCGGCCGGACGGCCAGGGTGATGACGGTGTCGGTCGTGCT